TTACCATCTGGAAGCAGACGGAATGTTACTGGGAATGTGGTTGCTGCGTTACGAGCTAGAGAGAACTGTGATTGCTGTACTGAAAGAACACGACGTGCATAATATACACGCTCTGCTGAAATGATCTTGTCATTTGAGCCTGTTGGTGCCTGTCCAACTGCAATAAGTTGACGCTCTGTTGGAGCAACTCCAAGAGCACCAGCTGCAAGACCTAGGGTCTTTGTTCCTGATGTTGTTGGTGATGCTTGTGAGTAAGCTGTATTTGTTGTTAGTGTATTTGTTGCAGAAATTGGATCAGCTGATGTATCTGTTCCACCCTGTCCGAATACAACAAGAACGTTTTCAAGAGTACCTTCTGACATTTCTGTCATGATCATAACTTCCATAGCAGACTTGAAAAGCTTAGCTGTGTCAAGAAGCTGATCTACTGTTACTGAATCAAATGTTGGGTTATATGTAATCTGAAGACCATTGTTGGTGTAACCAACGTTGCGGTACTTGTTACTTGTATCAGCATTAACAGTAGTTGTATAAGATACACCTGTTGAGAATGCAATACCTGTTGAAGCACCTGGTTCCATATTTTCTACATAACCTGATTGTGTCGAATCCTTCTCTGAAAGGAACAATGGTGATGCTCCTACGAGAATATTCTTGGCATTATTATATGTTGCCACTTTAACCTCCTATTTTTCTAAAAATAAATATTCAATTTTTTTAAAACTTTTGTTTGGTTGGCTAGACCCTTTCCTCTATGTCCAATTTTAGGCCATCTGAGGTCATAAGGCAAATTTAAACAATTCTGCCGTTTACGTCTGCTATCCTAGAGTACTTTAGCTCTAGGATTACATCTGCTGAAAAGAAACCCTGCAATTCCTCTGATGGAGATGTAGGGGATATATCTGCAATGAATATGCTATGAAACTTAAACTTATTGGACAGCCCAGCCCATTTATTGATATCTGCTGCAGATTCGTCCATTCTTCTAAACAAGTCTACCATGAAATTTCTAAGTGAGTTTATCTCTGACACATCGGTTGAATATATTGTGAATAAAACCTGATCACATGATATCGCCCACATTTCTTCAAATGACATTCCGATCTTGTCATATACTATGTGGGTCTTACCGCTAAGAAATTGATTTAACTCTGCCGCCTGCTGAACGGGAATTATTGGTACTATCTCTAGGCCAACGTTATCGCTATAATAATCTGTATCTACAAACAGCCCCATGTACTTTAGTTGATCCCAAAGATACTTTCTTATTTCAAGCATCGCATCCATTTTATATACAATCGTCATAGAGCACCTCCGAATGCTGCGGCAAGGCTTGCGTCTGCCTGTATTTTAATTGAATTTGCTGAAAACTTATATTGAACTGTTTTGATATTAGCTGGCAACTTTAATGCCTTAGTCATTCCAGAATTAAATATTTTTTGAAATCCAGACTTTTTAATTGAGCTATTTACTAACTGTCCAGAAAAGAAAATACTGTAGGCTAATCCAAATTGATTTCTTGCACCTGCTCCTCCTGGCCTTTTAACGGTCACTGAGGCTCCTTTAGGCATGAATACTGTTATACCATTAGTTTCAAATACTAGACGCTCTGCAGCCCTTGGAGCAATTACTACGGGCATTCCAGCTTCCATAATAGAAGCTTTGTTGGCAAATACGTGCCTGTGCTTTCCTTTACCAGTTGGAACTAAAGATCTTGAAGGCAATAATTCATAATCTAATCTAAAAGAAAGTCCATCTTGAGATATCTTATTTAGTTTAAACAGTCTAGCATTCATATCTCCAGTTCTTTTCCACTCATAAACATGATGTAAAGATTTTGGTTTTACTCTAGCCTGTGCGTCAATGTATGCACCAAAATCAGACTGTATCTGGTCAAACATAGTTTTTGCAAATTTATTTTGAAATTGTTTATTTGTTGTTAGCTTAGATATAACTTGAGCTGTGTAATAAACATAGGCAGATATCTGTGCAACATTACTATCCTTTAATGGACCCGCCGCTTGACCAACCATGAGTCTTTCTAGTCCGCTTGCAGCCTGAACCAATACTTTGCTATTGTCCAATTCTCTGGTTCTCCGATCTCTTCATTGCTGAATTATAAGCAATGGCTTTTCCAAAAGGATCAGTTATCGGAGTAGTTCCCATTACCTCAAATACGGTTGGGGTTTCTGACGGAAAATTAATTTCAATCCAAACTACATTTCCATCAGAATCTCTTATGTTAGTAACCTTTTCTCGTGTGGTTATTCTTTCAGCAGTTCTAACTTGAATTATCTGGTCGTTAATATATCTATTATCAAAAATTTGCTTGTCGCTAGATCTTGTTGTTGCAGAGTTACTAACAACACCCTTTGCGTGGCAGTCTACTGTTTTATAATAGTGCCACTCTTTTATAATAGCGCCTGTGTCTTCATTCTGAGTATCAAACTGTCTGTAAACGTCCATCTTCATAGACAGAAAGGCATCTATGAGATTATTCATTTAGATCACTACCATCTGGTTTAAAACATAATCAGAGAGTATTTGATCAACATAAACATTTCCAGTGCCCTTATATGTATCGCTGCTATACTCAAAGTTCCAGTCAAACGCCTGTAGGCTAGTAATATATTTGTTTCTCCAGTTTTTATCCTTAGAGAAGTAGTCTCTCATTAGTTCAATACACGCAAGTTCTACCTCGGCTGGAACATACTCCCAGCCATATCTTCCATGAACACGATAAGTGTATCCTTTTATGAACACGCCATTTGTCGTATCATTAATTGATGGCGGAACCATTCCATTTGCAACGTATACTGTGTTGTCAAGCATAGTTGCACGATTTACTCTAATTCCAAAACCAGTCTCTGATATTCTCAAGTCTTGGTTCCAATTATTTATGTTGTTTAAGTAGTCAACAAGCATAACGTCGTTTTGAGTTAGATCGTGCACTTCATGAATTTTATATGGCAATGGAAGAAGGTCTGCTCCAGAACCATATACAACCTGAGTATCATCGTATAGATAAAATTGCTGGCCAGTATAATTTTCAATTGCTCTTCTGGCCCAGCGTTCAGCATCTAAAATTTCATTATACGTTCTATAGTTTGGGTCAGAAGAATCTGATCCTAAGTTTAATGCGTCAACAGCCTGCTCAATATCAACATATGGCGTCACAACATAAAGCTTGTGCTCTTTATAAGCTTCTTGTCCGCCTACGGTATATTCCCATCGTAACTTTAAATTCTTACTTTCTTTTGTAACAATAAGCGGCAGGGTCACCTGATATACGCCTATATCTGTTTCAAGCTTCTCAGCTGTCAATACATAGAGTACTGAGTTTGGTGATATTAAAACGTTTAGAGTAGGGTCTTCTGTGGTGTCATAAACTTTTACTGTTGGCAAAGAGTCTGAGTCTGTTGGCTCACCCTTCCAAAAAACTTTATGCTTTATTGGATTGTTTGTGTTTACTAAGATCTCAGCCATTTATATTATAAAGATTATCCGTAAAATTCCTGTACTTCTTTAGGTGTTGCTAAACGGAAACCTTCCTCCTTGTCAAAAATTTCTTGAGCTTGTTCTTCCTTCATTGCTACGAATGGGTGCTCCTTTGTAAAGGTCTGCCCCAAAATATCATATCGGAAATTATCTCTAGTCATTCTGACAAGAACCGTGTCTGCAGTTAAATCCTTCTTAGGATCAAACTTGGTCAATGGCTCATCAGAAATATCTTCCGCCTCTGCTACATCTTTAAGTGTCTTGCTATAAACAGACCAGGTAACTCCTTCGTCTGCCAGTGCTGCAATGATATCACTTTTGCTTTTAATAGTACTTACGTCTACCGCAAAATCTTCTGCTATCTTTTTAAGTTCAGCAACCTTCAATGTCTCAAATGACATATATTCTCCTTTTTCTAGGTAAACTAATTATAGCATTCTTAAATTAAAATGAAAAGCCCCCAAAATTAATTTGGGGGCCTTTCTTGCAGGGTATTCTTAAATTAAATTAAGAAGCTACCTTAACGTTCTTTACAACGACCCAAGCATCAGCTTGTTCGATCTGGACGCCAACACGAGTATACATTGTGTACTCAATTGAGTCCTTACGTGGCCAGAAGAAACGGTAAACAGTTACGTCACGCTTGATACCAATAACTACGTTATTTGGGAATGTCAAGTGGATGTCACCGTGGTTGCCTGTCTCTCCTGAGTAATCGCCATCCTGTGCTTCAGGAAGTAGTGGAACTTCAACAATCGGAATACCGAATGCGAATGGAGCCACATAACCTGCTGGACCACCTAGAGGCTGAACACCTTGACCACGGATTACGCTTGAAGCGATATCTTGTGGGATTGTGTTGTTTGTTCCAATGCTGTTAGCATATAGGAAATCTTGGATTAGGTTTGAACCTGCCAAGAAGCGAAGATCTGCACGACGTTGCTTGTACTTACGTGGAAGAGCCTTAAGTGCGCTGTTAAATACAGCACGGCTTACTGCAGCTCCACCAGCATCGACAACGCGACCTGTAGTCTTAGCCTTCTTTACTACACCATCAAATGCCTTGTAAAGGTTATCTGATGATAGTGATGTATTTCCATTAAGGACTACATCTTCAATGTCATTACCTGCCTGTGTTGCCATCATGCGGGCGATGTGATCTTCTAGATCTGGGCCTTCAATATTATCTTCTAGAGATTCTGTTGAAAGCTCCCAGTCCAAGCGAAGCTTCTTTGTTGTGAGAGAGATCTTTGAGAAAGTTACTGCTGAGTTAGCCCCAGTGTCGTCACCTTCTGTTGCAAGCTTCATAAGCTTTTCGCCTACTGACATGCGATCAATTTCTGTTGTGTCTGACTTCATACGGACAGTGCGGGCGACCTTACCGATAACGGTAGCGTCGAACATGTAGTCCAGGAAGCGAGCAGACTGTTCTGGGTTTAGCAGACCACCAGTTTCGGTAGCACCGACGTGTACACCAGTTCCTGAAAGGGAACCACCGTTCATGCCAGCTGTTGCTGTTGTACCAGATGCGATTGTTTTTTCTAACAATTCATTGCTCATTATATTATTTCACCTACCTTAGTTAGTTGATTAAATCTTTTACGGAGCCGAGGAAAGAACCGCCCCATGTTGATTTTTGGATTTTTACTTCCTGTGACCCGCCAAGGTCAGAGGACTTCTTAATTGCAGTCTCGGATTCTACTGCATCGACACGCTTTTCTACGCCATCAATCGTGCTCTTGATTTGATTAACTGCTGCGCTAAGCGCAGTATGTTGTTCTGCCAACTCTGAAATTCTTGTATCAACGCTCTTGCTAAATGTTTCAACTGTTTCTTTAATAGCTGAAACCTGTGCAGCATTTGCTTCTGATGCCTTGTTTAGAGTATCTGAGAAAAAGCCTTTTAGATCGCCTAGCATCTTTGCAAAATCAGGTTCATCAACCTCAACTTCTGATACATCGGCTGCTTTTTCCAGAGTTTCGGCAGGAGCGTCTGCTACTGCATCTGCTGCAGGAGCTTCTTCGACAACTGCTGGTGCTTCTTCAGCAACAACTGGAGTCTCTTCAACAACTGTAGTCTCTTCGACTACTGTGTTTTCTGTATTTTCTGACACTTCATTACCTCCTTCTGCGTTTGCCTGTTTTGCAATTGTTTGTGTATCAGGCAACGGTAATCTTGACTTCTTGAATGAAGCAAGAATCTTATCTATTTCTTTTGACTTGTTAACATCTGTTGATTCCACCCAGCCAATTAAGGTTGCTGGTAATCCAGAAACTGGTGAATCAAATGTCTTCTCTGTTGACATAAAAACTGAATCGCTTTGTTCACAATAAAAAATATTTTCTGCAACTACATCCGCTGCCATTCCTTTAAAAATTAGCTGCCCATTCATTTTAGAAATAGATAGAACGTTACATAGTTCGTTTGCAGGAGAATCAACAATTGAAAGTTCAACTAAATCATAAGACTTGATGAATCTAACTGTTTGTCCTGTTGACTTATTTACTTCATTATCTGACTCTGTAATTTTTCCGCCGATTGAAAATCCTGTTAGTGTTCCGTCTAGACATTTTTCCCATGTATCATTTGCGCCTTTTGATACATAAACGTCGACATAGATTCCATTGTAGAATGCACCAGACTTTGGATCATAGAATGTTTCTGGTCTAAATGAAAGCATCTTGCCTACTGCAAGTGGTGTGTGCATTTCACGAATGTTTCCACGGAAACTTTCAAATGCTTTTAAGCTTGCTTCTGATGTAACTACATCATTTGTCTGGTCAATGTTATCAAGTGTTGCAAAACCAGAAACTGTTCTCTTCTCACGATTTACTTTTGTGAAAGGAACTGTAAGGCTTATGTTTTCTCCATTGGATGACCAATGTGACTTTTCAATGTTCATATGGTTAATTTTATCTATTTGTAGATAAAAAGGCAAATAACTAGTTGAGCAGTACTACTCTACTGTTCTGCCATCCCCCTTAGCATTACGGCCCTCTCCAGAATTATCGGGAGAATTACTTTGTCTTTCTTGTGATCTGGCTCTAGTATTTCCAGCCTGAGATCTAGCCTCCGCCGCTGCTTGGGGTTTTAATTCAATAACATCATCTCCTCCGTCTAGAGGAATCATGCCCTTCCTAATACGAACTTCATTAGGGGTAATTACCTGCATACGCAAATATCTCTCATCAATTTTAGACTGAGTATCTTCGTCTGTAAGCGTTAATTCATTAAATTTAAGAGAAAGAGCATCTGTCTTTTCTGCAAATATTTGATTTAATCTTTTCTCTAATATCATCTGAGCTGGTCTACAAACCTGCTCTTTAAATGTCTTGTCTGCATCACGAGCATTTGCAAGGGATACTCCTTCAGGAACACCGATCTTATTAATAGGAACTCTGTGAGCTAATAGGATTTCGTCTCTATTAGCCTGACGATATTTATTAAATGATGATTCTTGGGTTCCCGCCTCAATAGGCTCCATCTTAAATTCAACCTTTGAGTCTGGTGTATCTGCTGGAAGTGGAACATAAAGGGACCTATGGTTTTTGCCCTTTAGGCCAACCTGGAAAAATTCAAGGAGTTTTCTTTCTGAGTCTGGTGAAAGCTTTGCGCCCTTGACCGTAATAATATAGCGAGGTACCGCTTTATTTTCAAAGTAGTCTAGGTTATAACGACCAGCAAATTCATTTCCAGCCAATGCATTCTGTGCAGCAATAATATCTGGGATGCCATAATAGTTATTCATTGGAGTATACTTCTTCAAATGAATTACTTCGTTTGGCCGATCTTCCTGAGATGTAATCGGACTTGGTGTGTCCATATCTCCAAAGTTTCTGAAGTAAACGGCCTTGCCATAGAGTAGCTGAATGAATCCATCACGCAGACGACGCACACGCATTGTCTTAGCTGGGATATGTCCAATATATCCGATGTTTCCTGCTGTGGTTCTGCTGATTTCAAGGAATCCATTTCCTGTTGCCTCTAAATCTGTATAAACCTTTTTAAGAGTTTCTGTAAAGGTATCTTCATCATTTGTTGAATCAAGCCAAGCATTCAAATCTTGACGAAGCTTATTTAATTTTCTACGTGCTCTTTCTAATTGCTTATCGTCTGTAATTGAATCGAAGGCATCATTTGTTTTCTTTGTTTCAACGAAGTCATATCCGAGACCGATGATGTTTGAAACCTTAGCATTAATTGCTGCGTAGTTGTATGTTGATATTTCATAAATTTGTGATAGGTATTCTAAGTTATATGGTGGCTGTACAAGATCGAACATTGAGTATCCGCTGATTGCTTGTGCCAAAAGATTTTGTTGTGTTGCCGCACCGTCAACTCCAGTAAATGATTTACTTAATTCTCTTGACATCTTACGACGGAATGCTGGACTGAGGCCTCTTACTTTTGCAAGGTCGTCTTTTCCAATATCAAATGGGTCATTGCTTGAAGATTCTTTTTTAAATGAAAACCAATCAGAAGAATTGTTAATTCTGATTTCGTTTACTTGTTCTGTCTCTTCTTCAATAAATTCCATTTTATCCCCTTAAATTCTTTAAGTTCTTCATCTCGTCTTTATAGCTTCCAATATCTAATGGATCTGGCACAAGGCCTAGGTTCAATCTTGACTGTTGGTATGAGAACTCTTCGTCGTCAATTTTTCTTCTTCCTGAAAGAAATTTAGGCCCGCCCTCATATATACCATATGAGCGAACTTCTCTAGCCAGAGCATCGACTTTGGATCTATTTCCTTTTGTCGACGTGATAGAAAGAAAGTTACCATCATCGTCTCCAATCCATCTACCATCTGGCATTTCCCAGACATAAATACCTAGTCTTGTTTCTTCTTCCAAAACTTTTGAATTAACCTTGTTAATATCCATAGGCTTTTATTTTACCATTCTTTGCTGTTTAAGTCCAGCTTTTTGTCAGGCAGTCTGACAAATTATCTGTTTTGAATTACAATCCAGTCATTATTATAGAAGTTAACTGCATTTTCTGTCAGAGCCACGGACGAATCGTCTGCTACAGACGAGGTTCTGCCTATATGCATGTTGTAATGGTCTATAGCATTTTGAGAAGTAAATGCTTCTGGGTAGTATGACAAATACTGATATAGGGAAGATGGGCCGCCTGAGCTTAAATAGTTAAACCTAATTGGTCCAGTAATTGGACCAGAGGTCACTATCACTATATGATACAGCTCGTCTGCTGTAAAAACCGTACTAATATTTGTTGCAGATGTCTTGTCGATACCATTGACATGTATTGAAGATATGTTTGTTTTATCAATAGTTCCAGTGTTTCCCCAGGCAAACTTAGAGGCAACATAGGTTCCATCTGCGCTACTAAATAATATACAATTTGCGGTGAGGGCAGATAGCGTCAAAAAGAATTCTATGGTTCTAATTGATTCTGATGTATTTACTTTGAAGCCCGATGCCGATCCAGTTCTTAGGCCATTGTTTTTATGGCGGGAAAGAATAGGATGACTAATTCTACCCGTCGTAATTTCTTTTATTGTAGCCCCAGATAGCCCATCTAAAGTATTTAAATAGTCGCCATTGGTTTGAGAATACAATATCTGGTCATTATAAAAACATAGAATTAAACTATAAAGCCTTGGTAGATATTTAGATGCATCTGATGAGGCTAAAGTTATCTCAAGATAAAGGGTTCTTTCTGTGCTGAATGAAGAGTCATCTAATTTGAATTGAGGAATAGATCTTCCATTAATACATGGTTGCCATGTTGTACCATCTGTAGAGGCTCTTACAGATACCCCGTTATCGCCGTTCCACTCTATCTTAGACGAGTCTAGATTGAATCCCGAAGGTATTGCTATAGCATCTGTGATTACGACGCTCTTAGAGGCTGCTGTGGCCGTTTTTTTAATTTCTATATATTGTTCTTCGCCATTATATATTAAGTCTTCAGTTAAGAAATATTCCCACGGTCTATTTGCGGGGTACATAAATGCATATTGTCTTGAAACACCATCATCATATATATCAAATAAAGTTCCATTTTCTGGATAGGCTACTTGCAAAGGGGATGTGCCACTTGAAATAGAATAATGTTCTGCCGCCAAATTTAAATCTAATCCGTATCTATATACGGCAGGAGCATCGACAATAAATGAATCTGATGCACTAGTTGTTGGACCTACTTTTAATGTGATAGATGGGTTTGTAAATTTAAAATTATCCAGAGCTTTGCTTGACCCAAACTTTCCGTTTACATACAAAGACATACTTGATTTAGAATATACAGCAACGATGTGTATAGATGAGCTAACTATTGGAAGGGTGTAGTCTATTCTTTCCCCTTCAAGTTTAAAAACAATGTTTCCTTTTTCATAATATATTCCAACATCTGCTGAGCTGTCTGCAAATATCGGAGTCAATGAGGAGGTTGTAAATTTAGGGTATATCCAAACCTCTAATGAAAAATCATTGTCAGATGAATTTTCATCTGCAAAGCCTCCATCGGCGGTAGAACCATAATAGTCTTTAGTTACTGGTAAGGTTATATATTTTGTATTATTAATTAAAGACCCGTTTAGGCCTCCAGAAACTAATGGAATCAGGCCAGTAGATAATCCTCCAGTATATGTTCCATTATTTCCACATCCTGAAATATCAGCAGCGTTGGTACCAGAAGACTCATCCAATGGCCAAAAACCAATTGGGTAATCCTTGATTACCTTAAGCTGATAACTCATATTTTTATTCCGCTGATTCTTCTTCTAGTTGTAACTTAAACTGCTCATATGCAGGGTTTCCATCAACGGCGGGAAATGAAGTAAACTCATCATTTCCACGATCTATAATAATATGATCTGTTGTGGTTTCATCCATGTTTGTAGTTGTTATTCTTTCATAGTTTAGCATTTTATTTCTCCTTATAGTTCTGCTGAAATCCATAAATAACCAGAAGAGTTAGTTATACGATTAAATGTACCATATCCTGCTGTTCCAGCAGAAGAAGTTACAAATTCTATATCAAAAGAGGCTGGTGTTGTGGCATCTACGCCAATGCTAGAAACAGAATACGTTGCATTTGCTGAATAAACTGTAACATGTGATGGAGAAGATATTGATACGGCTGGATTTGAACGCATTGTTGTTTTTAAATGAACTGTTCCAAGACTCTTTGTACTGCTCCAAAAATGTCCGCTATGTATTGCTGTATTATAAGTAGGGCCCCATGATAATGCTTGAAAATATCTTTGGCAGGCAGCAAGTTCACCCTGTATAGTTCCTCCTGCACGAGAGAATTGAGTTGCGACAGGACCCAACTCAAGCTGGACCGCTCCTACCGTTAAAGTTGACGATGTAGCCATCGTTCCAGATGAAACAATTATAACTCTTAAAGTCCTAGCATTTGAAGGAATGTTATAAGTTACTGATTTGCGAGCCAATGTAGTGGTAGTTGTTACGGGATCTGTTCCAGATGCAGGAGTTAAACCTGTGTAAATTGCATTCCAAGCACTATCTGTTGATGTTGTAAATTGTATAGATAATTGCACATTTGCAGATGTTGATGTTGCTAAGTAAGCACTTAAAGTTACTTGCTGACCAGCATAAATTAAAGCATTTTGTGTTTCAATAACAGATACAAGATATGGTTGACAAGTAGAAGATGCAGTAAATCTCATTGAAAATTGATTGTTAGGAGCAATGTTTGAAGAATCTTGTGCAAAAGTTCCAGTTCCGCTAAATGTTCCTTGAGCCCAACGATCTGCGGTAGCATAATTTCCAATTGTTGTGCTTGAAATTCCTCTTTGCCAAATGTCAAAGCCACCATTAATGACTGCATTTTTCCCAGCAACATGTTGTGCAGCATATGGCTGCCATGCTAATCCTGTTGAAGTTGTAGAGTCTGCAACTAATACTGTTCCGTCCGCTCCTTTTGCAAGGCGGGCTGGAACGTTATCAGCGGTGGCAGTAATTAAATCTCCCTTAGCATCTACCAGTGTATTTGGTATATCGCTATGAGTATGTGCTCCTACTCCGACGGGAACCCAAGTATCTGTCTCTGTATCATATACATAAGCTGGTCTTGGTGTATTTCCTAATGTTGGCATTTATATCTCCTTATAATTCCGCTGAAAAATCTAAATAATCATTTGCGTTTACTAATGCTATCATAACTGGCGTATTATTTGTAAGTCCAGAAGGAACCCAGCAATCTAAATTTAAAATATTTTGCGATACTTGGTATACGCTAGAAAATGGTCCTATAGAAGTATTCCAATAGTAATTGGATCCCTGATTATACAATGCAACTCCTGATGTTTTAGTAAGACTTGGAATAGTACGTAAATTTACTGGAACTGGTATAGAAACCATTGCTCTTGTTGTAGATATTGCATTTCCTGATGCAAAATACATTGTATTCCCTATTGCTGAGTTTTGTGAATATCTAACAAAGTATCTTTGACATGCCGCTAGTTCTCCAGCAATCGTGCCTCCAGCTCTAGTGAA